ACAGACTAAACTCAACATGCACCTCAAGTTGCTTATCGTTTATGCTATTGACTAACTGTGGCTTATTGATGTTTCTAAATGGTTTACCAAACAAGGCAAAACATATTGCATCCAGGAAAGTAGACTTACCACTGCCGTTTTCGCCAACAACTAAGGTGCTTGGTGATCGATCAAGTTTTATTTCTGTGAATTGGTTGCCAGTGGAAAGAAAATTTTTCCACTTTACGCTCTTGAATTTTATCATACTGTAATATTCTGCGCTTCTACATATAGGGTCCGAAGAAGAGATTTAATCTTAGTCTTATCTAAATCGGTAGTAATTGCTTCCACATAATCGTCAAGTACCGACATCGTATCTTCAATATTCAGGTGTTCATCATCTTCACTTTCAGATTCAAACTCCGAAAAGTCTTCGATGATTTTAAGTTCTATAAGATTTAGTGCATATAATCTGTCAACAAATCGGTCAAACTTATAGAAGTCTGTCTTCTTAACTACTACCAAACGAAGACAACTTCCGTCAAGACCACTAAGGTCCACAGTATTGGGATCAATAGTAGTATCATCGTAGTATATTTTATGAAAGATACGATTAGGGTTTTCATAAAATTCTATCTCATTAGTTTCCGTATCATAGATGTGATACCCTCTAGGGTCATTATAATCATTCCAAGTAAACTCATAAGTGTTACCCAGATACACAATATTGCCAGACCGGCTACGATGATGAAAATGCCCACTACAAACCAGAGGGAACTTATTGAAGCATTTCGTATCCATGCCATGATCATTCTTATGTCCGCGATACATTTCGAACCCCGCGAATTCGAAATGTCCAAAAACTGCTTGCGCGTTGGATGCATTGACCGTCTCCATAGTCTTATCATAGTTGCCTGAACAGATCCAAGGAACAAGCAACAGTTTTTTACCTGCAAGAATAATCTCTTCTGCTTCAGAATATGTAATTACGTTTTCATATTCACGAAGCAAAAGATCCAATGAATTAACATCATTGGTGTTCTTAAAGAAGGTATCGTGGTTACCAGCAATCATATGGACATCTATGCCCAGATTGCTTGTGCGATCAAAGAAATACTCCCTACAATTTTTTAGTGTGTTGTAGTTGATATATTTCCGTCTATCAAATACATCTCCAAGATGAATGATAGTTTTTACTCCTTCCCTTTCAAGATGTGGAAAGAAAGTTTCTGTGTAAAACTTCGCAAAGAAGTTGTCTATTGGAATGGAGTCTGATCTAGCTCCAAAGTGGGTGTCTGTAATTAGCGCAATTTTCAAGACTTTAGAATCCTCAAGAGTGTATTTGTCTGGCTCATGGCATCATCAAGTGCATGGTGATGCAAGTCATTTTCTGCTTTACGAATATCGGAATTTCTTAGTCCCATAAGATTCATCACTGTTCTGAAACACATGATGTTCCAATGAAACCACGGATACTTTTTAATACCGATAGCAGACATGGCTTCCTCTAGAATGGTTACGTCAAATGATGCGCCATTACCCCAAATCATGATTTCTTTGGGTCCAATCCATTCGATAAATTTTTCTAGGGCAACATCAAGAGGTTTTGGATCTACCATAAGGGCCTTTAGAGCCTCGGGCTTTTGTTCAGACCACCACTTGACAGTATCTTTAGAAACATGTAAACCAAATTCTTTACAAGATTTTGCATCTACGTTAATGTAGAACGTATCTAAGACACCATCTTGAAGATTGAACTTTACAGCACCAATAGATACGATGGTAGCATTAGCCCTCGTACTCAACGTCTCGAGGTCGACCATGATATGTGTTTGAGTTGGATCTGTGGCTTTGGACATAATATACCTCTTATAGAGTAAAGATCATCTTAGTCGATATCTAAGCCTGGGTCAAGAGGTTTATCAAAATATTTTGGTCGCCTAGTAACTTTTTTCTTTTCTGGCTCCACATCTTTATCCATTTCGGCAGTGTCTAACTGCTTTTTAATGAATTCGATAAACTCATTGCTATAATCTGATCCGTCATGGTCTTGTGTGATAAGATCACTAAAATCTAAGCTCTTGATGTACTTCGACTTGATTACCTGTTGCTTCTTTTCTTTCTGAATTCTTCGAATGAATGCATAATAGGTAATCTGTGTAAAGTAAGCAAAAGGATTGCTCGACTTATCTGGGTCAAAATTGTCAATATATGTAATACAATTTTCTATTCCATCAAGAATCATCTCATCGCGATATGTATAGTTTATAAAGTTTGACTTGTATGCCAAGTGATTTGCAATCTTAAGGAAGCACTCGCCAATATAGTTCGTGACCGGAGGCTTAGGTTTACCCTCTGCTTTAGCAGCGTTAACCTTTGCCTTATACTCAATCATTGCTTTCAGAAAGTCACTATTGCTTACATAGTGCGCATTTTTAGGAATAGATTTCATTTTTTCTCCAAGATTCATGATGTGATCATACTAAAATTTTTTTCGTTTGTCAACAAAAACTTACTTGACAAGGTGTGTTTTTTATGGTACAATGGCTGTGTAGCAGCTTAAAGAATACCTTTAAAGTTCATTAGTGAACTGTCTCTGAGTAAAGACTCTCTAGTTGTTCTTCTTGTTCTTCTCTAGAAACTGCAACTTCTCTATTTGATTCGTAATACTCAGCTACAAAATTTTTATAGTGGTTTAAAATCTTGGCATCTGGATTACAGAATGTAAGAATGTCTCTCTTAGAGAGAATGAATTTTTCATCTGAGGATAATGCCATCCAAGGTTTAAACGAGAATGTTTCTCCCACTTGATTGCCGTTGACTACTGGGATCTTCTCTATTTCCACGGGTTGAATAATCCAAACAAGACCCGTACCTTTAGTTTCTTCTTCTAATTGTCCTAGAAGGCAAATTCCCTGTTTTAAAAGTACAACTTTAGCATCAGTCATTTATGTTTATCCTAACTAGTTTGTAAGTGAAACCTTCTTCATTATATATCTTGATGCGTTCAACCATATGTTGAAGTGTGTAATTCTTTTTAGACTTCCACGATAAGTCATCGCCAATATCAAAAAGATTACATTTAGTTTTTTCTGTACCTTTTCTTAAACCCCTACCAATACTTTGAAGATTACGAATTCTGCTTTTACTTGATGACGCAAATATAACATTGTGTAGGTTTCTAATATTTATACCAGTTGAAAACGTGCCATATGAAGCAATGATGATTGCATCTTGCTCATTCTCTGTGATTGCTCGAATGTTTTCTCTTTGTTCGGTATCTGTTCCACCGTGAACAAAAAATACTTTTCTAGTTTCTCCAACCTTTTTATCTATTAAATTGTACAATACTTCACCGTGCTTTTCCACATACTGAAACAGCACTAGAGTATTACCTTTTTGTGTTGTAGCTAGATTTTTAATAACATTGTTTCTTTTTGGATTGCTTATCAACCAATCCATTTCTTCTTGATATGTCATCTTGCTTACCAGCTTTTTACTTTCATCTGAGTAATCTAAAATCAAGCAAGAGATATCTAAGTCGGCAACATCACCTTGATCCATAAGTTGTTTTGTAGATGTTACCTTCAGTACAGTACCAAATAAACCCTCAAGTATTAGCTTATGAGTTTTGGTACCGTCTAGTGTACCTGTGGTACCTATTCTAAATTTTGTTGTGGTGCATTTATTAAAAATTGTTGTTAGACTTTTTGCCTTAAATAAATGTGCCTCATCTCCATAGATGACATCGAAGGCGTCAAAAAACTTTTTTGGTAGTTTGTAGATAGATTGCCATGTTGAAATAACTATATTTGCATCGTTTGTTTTTTCATGTCCAGAATAAATTCTGGCACAATTTTCAGATGCTACCCAGTTGTCTTCAGAAGAGTAGTCTTGAAAGTCTTTATACATCTGTTCAACTAGAGATGTGGTAGGTACCACAATGAGTTGCTTTCTTTTATGTAGTTGATGGTATCTCATCAGCATATAGATCATTAGAGATTTGCCAGATGCAGTAGGAGAAAGTAGCAACGTTCTCCCAGTTCTAATAGCATGTCTTACGGCACTTAACTGATAGTCTTTAGGGTAAATTGGTTTACCTTGACTGTGTAAATTTAATCTATGTGCAAAGTCTCGTAC